ACCATCGGCTGTGACGTTGTGCTGAATGGTCGTGTGCATTACGACAGCTATGGTGCAAAACCAGGTAAGACATTCACCAACTATCGAGGTAAGGTAAACTTCATCAATAAGAAGGGAAGTCATCCCTATCATGTTACCACTCCTGATGGTGGCTGGCTCGGCTGGGTGACCGCAGAAAGTGTGGTGCTCGCATGAATGTAAAAACTATCATATTCGACAATGGGCACAATAAGACATTCGATGTGTCTCGTGCTGTATCAGATATGACCATAACCACCTATATGACAGATAATCCTGGTAAGTGCGAATTTACAGTTCGTGCTACGAGTCCTCTTGCTTTCTGGGAAGGCGCAACTGTGTCTGTCATCGTAGATGGTTATAAGATGTTCAAGGGCTTCGTGTTCAAGAAGAGTCGTGACGAAGATGTTAGAAACATCAAAGTCACCGCATACGACCAGTTGAGATATCTGAAGAATAAAGACGCAAAGGTATTTGAGAATGTGACCAGTTCTCAGATTCTCGCTCAGTTGTGCGACGAATTTGTCCTCAAGTACGAAATCACAGACCCCAGCACTTACATCTGCCCGCCCCGTTCGGAGGACGCTGTGTCCCTGTACGAGATGGTGCAAAACGCTCTGGATGCCACTCTTGCAAACACCAACCAGTGGTTCTTTATCAGAGATGATTTCGGTGTAATCAAGCACCTGAACGTGAAGTCTTGCATGAGACCGGAGATGCTGGGTGACGCATCGTTTGTTACCGGGTTTGACTACGAGACCTCTATAGATAAAGATGTTTACAACCAAATCAAGCTGTACCGGGACAACGAGACTACTGGAAAGCGCGAAGTTTTCATTGTCAACGACACGGTAAACGGTGGCGAGAAAATAAAACGCTGGGGCATCTTGCAGTTATACGAAAAAGTGGACGAAAGCTACAATCTTTCGCAGATTGAGGCTCGCGGCCTCAAGATGCTGAAATACTATTGCGATACTCGACGCTCACTCACTCTTCACTGCCTGGGTGTCAAGGAGTTTTTCGCAGGTTGTACCTTCAAGTGCAAGATTGCAGACCTGGGTGACCTTTCTCTTAATAGTTATCTTCTCGTCACTCAATGTACGCACAAATTCAAAAATAACGAACATACAATGGACTTAGAAACGGAGGTTGTTCGCGGTGGGTGATGGGCACAGACTCGCTAAAATGATGCGAGAGGCAGGGCGTACTCCTCAGAATGAAGTCGTCGATATTGTAGAAGGCGAAGTAACCTCTGTCTCTCCCCTTAAAGTCAAAGTTGACAACAGGGAACTGACAGAGGCCTTTTTAATTCTGGGAGCACTTTGTCAAGAAACAATCATAACTCGTACAGCTGATTCCGGCACATATATCTTTGAGAACCCTCATGGGCACACAGGTGTTCATGGAGCCACTTCTGAAGATAACTGCGGCATCTATCAGATTAAGCTGTGGAGAGGGTTGAAAGTCGGAGACAAGGTGATGATGATTAAACTCGCAAGAGGCCAAAAGTATTATATTCTCCAACGAAAGGAGGGAGTAAAGCCGTGATACCTGAAACTCCTGCTTTTTCTGTAGACACGACAGAAGAGTTTGAAACTCTACCGACCAAAACATTCAGGTTGGATATGGAAAACGGAAGAATCATGGGCAAAATTGATGATTCCGAAGCTGTGATGCAATTCATAAAGAAGGTACTGGATACCTCTAAATATGCTTATGAGATTTATGACTGGTATTACGGTAATCAGCTCAATCTTCTCGTGGGTCAATCCTATGACTATGTGGTGGCGCGAGTACCTAAAATTATAGAAGAGGCTCTGTGTTGTGACGACAGAGTTACTGGTGTTCGAGACTTCAAATTCACAAAGACGGGGCTTGACTCGTGTACTGTGTCTTTTTATGCCGACACAATATACGGTAGCCAGAAAGTAGAAACGGAGGTACAGTTATGATTGGAGATAAGCTGGAACAGTACACATACAAATATCTCATGTCTCAGGCGTTGTCCTTTGTAGATGACAGCCTAGATAAGCGTGAGGGCAGTATTATCTATGACGCCCTGGCTCCGTTTTGTCAGATGCTGGCAGGATTCTTCATGGAGCTCAGAGGGTTTTATCAGGACACATTCGCCATCACCGCAACGGGCGATGCTCTTGATAACAGAGCGGCAGAGCAGGGACTCGAAAGATATGCCGCAACATACGCTGTTAAAAAGGCATATTTTGCAGATAGCGAGGGTACTCCCATTTCTGTGCCTATGGGTTCTAGATTCTCCACCGTAAGCGACACGTCTCCCATCAACTATACAGTCGTAGATTACTTCTATGACGAATCAGGTTTGTATGTGCCTGGTTACTATCAGCTTAGATGCGAAGAAGCAGGTACAATCGGAAATCAGTATTCGGGTACTCTCGTAAACATCACTTTCATCAAGGGTGTTGCGACAGCTGAAATGTCCACTCTTCTCATTCCTGCTCGAAATACAGAGACGGACGAAGAATTCCGTGTTCGCTACTTCGCCGCTCTGAACCAGAAGGCATTCGGCGGAAATATTGCAGACTACCGTGAGAAGGTAACTGCACTGAGCGGCGTCAGTGCTGTTCAGATTTACCCCGTATGGAACGGTGGTGGCACGGTGAAGCTGAGCATCATCGACCCTGAGTATAATCCTGTCTCTGACGAGTATATCAAGGAAGTGCAGGAATATATTGACCCGGAAAACGCACAGGGCGAGACCGGTGATGGTCTGGGTATCGCGCCCATTGGCCACAAGGTCACCGTAGTTACCCCTACAGAGGTTAGCGTTGCGGTCTCCGCCACTCTCGTGCTGAAAACAGGGTACACAAAAGGGCAGGTAGAAGAGCCCATCAAAAATGCGCTTGCGGCGTATGTCAAGGAGCTCAGACAAAGCTGGGCAAGCTCCAATGACCTGAATCAGTATTCTATTGCCATGTTTGTCGCACGAGTCACCTCTGCAATCGTAAATGTTGCGGGAGTGGCAAACGTCACTCATGTTACGCTGAACGGAGCCGCAGAAGACATCGAGTTCACGGAAAATGCACAGACTCAGCAGTTGCCCAAACTCGGGGAGGTGACTATCAATGTATGATAGACTCCTTGGCTCGTTTGTACCGCACATCTATAAAGATGTCACAGAGATGGACGCCATAATCGACGCTGAACAGGAACAACTATCTTATGCCCAGACCGAAGCATCTCAAGCGTTTGCAAATACCTTTGTTCTCACCGCAAACTATGAAGGCATTGAAATGTTCGAAATGATGCTCGGAATCATCGCAGACCCGACCACTGAATCTCTGGAATTTAGAAAACAGCGAGTTCTAAATAGAATTACTCTCGCACCTCCGTTTACATTCAGATTTCTTAAGAAAAGACTGGATGATATTATTGGAAAGGGTGCGTGGAATGCTCATGTGGATTTCAACAATTATACCTTGTATGTTGAATCTTCTGCATTGAACCAGAATTGGTATCAAGAACTTGAGTTTACCATCAACCAGATTAAGCCCTGTAATATCATCTTTACGAATGTGCCACTCACGGCGTTGCTCATTGCAATCAACGAAGAGATTTCATACAGGACTATTCAGTGGAACTATCTTCTGGGGTCGTGGGCTCTGGGAGAAAAACCGTTTGCATTAACTGAGGGAGGTGCTATAATTAAGATGGCAGATAAGGCTTCTATTACGGATAAACTTCTTCATGATACCGCCGGATTTGTTCTTTCGTACATCAAGGCGGTAATCATCAATGACTCTGTCAAGATTACATCTTTCAGAGTCAGCCACGCCATTGGGTCTGTGGTTACTCTTGAATATGAGGTGACCCCCGCCCAGGTTGAAGAAGTGACAAACATCAAGTTACTCGACGGTGACGATAATGTGCTGTCCAACTCGAATGTGTGGGTACCTGTACCTCAGACAATTCTTGGTAAGCACACAATCAGAATCAAAGATGGCTAATAAAAGGAGGAAAGTTATATGGCAACAAGACCGGTCAAACAGAATCTGCCTGCGGATTTGCCCGAGAACTGGACTGATAGCCAATATGTGTCGCCCGGCGGCACAGAAGTTGGCTTGACGCCTCAGCACGGGTACAACTATCTGAACAGGCAGGTGAATGCGGCGCAGAAAGCGGCTCAGGAAATTGACGCCGCATTCGAAAACCTCGCTCCGCTGGACCCCGAAACGAAGAAGATTCCTAAGGGGTATTTTCCGGAAGATTTGGGAGAATATCAGCCCAAAACTGAGAGTCTTCCTGTTTCGCAGAGTTTGGGTATGAATGATACGGTTCCGTTTTATTCTACCTCGGACCAGCAGTCCAAGTCAATCACCATCGCAAAACTGAAAAGCGCACTCGGTGTTCAGAGCCCGACAATTTCTGTCATCGCTCTCGCAGGAACTTCGTTGACTTGCTCAGATGGTACCACAACCCTCACGGGTACGGGCA